CCGGTTTGCGTTCTGTTTCGGTGCCAACGAGCTGGGCGCCGCCCCGCTGGACCCCATGCTGATCCGCTGGTCTGACCAAGAGGACGTAGCTAACTGGACACCGACGGCGCTTAATCAAGCAGGTAGCCTACGTCTGTCCCAAGGCACCGAGATAGTTGCTGTACGCCAAGCCCGTCAAGAAGTGCTAGTGTGGACCGACTCAGCCGTGTACGGCCTCCAGTATCTAGGTGCTCCGGAAGTGTGGGGTGCACAGCTGCTTGGCGCTAACATAACCGTGGTAAGCCCGAATGCTACGAGCTACGCAAACAATGTTGCGTACTGGATGGGCATAGACAAGTTTTACTATTACGACGGTACGGTTAAGACGCTCCCCTGCACAGTGCGTAGCTACGTGTTCAACGACATCAACAAAGAACAGTTCAATCAGGTGGTGTGTGGCACCAACGAGCAGTTTGACGAGGTGTGGTGGTTCTACCCGTCGGCAGGAGCTACGCAAAACAACCGGTACGTGGTGTACAACTACATCGACAACATCTGGTACTACGGCACACTGAGCCGCTCGGCATGGATAGACGCTGACCTGCGCGATAACCCCATAGCGGCTACCTACAGCAACAACCTAGTTTTCCAAGAGTTTGGCGTTGACTGCAACGAGCTGGGTACAGCGAACCCAATCACGGCGACGATTACCTCCGGCGAGTTTGATATCGACGACGGCGATAGGTTTATGCTGATTAACCGCATCCTGCCGGACATGACCTTTGTGGGGTCTACCGCTGACGCGCCGTCAGCGACGATGACAATACTGCCTTTGGAGAACTCGGGCTCCGGCTACTACAACCCGCTCTCCGTTGGTGGCAACAGCACCAGTACAATAACGCGGATCACTACGGTGCCGATTGAGGAGTTTACTGGGCAGGTGTTTGTACGCATACGTGGTCGGCAGATAGCGGTGAAGATCGAGTCCACTGGCCTTGGAGTGACGTGGAAGCTCGGCAAACCCAGACTGGATATACGCTCCGATGGCAGGAGGGGCTGATGTCTAACACAAACAAGATAAAGAAGGTTCAGCCACCTGCCCTGCCCGTAGCTCCCCAGCAGAACCCGATACGCATGTACTTGGATGACTTGAACAACATCCTGCGTCTGTTCTTTAACCAGATAGCTAACACGTTGAACCTGCTCACCGGCGATACGGGCGGCGTGTTTATAAGTAGCCCGAACGGGTTGTTTTTCGATACCGGGGATCAAGCAATTGCGGTAATTAACACCGCGCAGCCGGTGCGGTTCAATCAGACTTATCTCAATTCTGGTATAAGCATAAAGGGCGTTACTACCTCCGAGATCACGGTGGCTAACTCGGGTATCTACAACTTCCAGTTCACCGGGCAGCTGCGCAGTACGTCGGGTAGTAACAAGGTTGTTTTTGTGTGGCTCAGGAGAAACGGCACTAACGTTGGGTATTCTGCGCGGGAGTACAGCATATCGGGTTCTGGTAAGGAGCTGGAGGTTAACTGGAGCTTTAACATTGATTTGCAGGCAGAGCAGTATATCCAGATAATGATAGCCGCAGACAGCACTGCTTTGCAGCTTGATTTTGTTGCCGCAACGTCTCCACACCCGGGGATAGCTTCAGCTGTCGTAGCAGTAAGTTTTGTTTCCGCGCTACCTGCGATACTACCCGTGCTTCCTTGAGGTGAAGAATGAAAAAACGAAGTGACGGTGTTTACCACTTTGACCGAGGCGACTACATTGACACTCTGCTTAGTCAGTATGACCCAACTTATGGCGGTGCGGTAAACGAACGAGGGCTTGTTAGCCTCCAAAACATGACTCCCGCGGAGCGCTCGTCTGCACCTAGTGGTGGGTTTGGTTTTCCAATTGGAGTTGGCAGCGCCCCGTTTCGTCTGCCCGGTGATGCTGGGGGACCTACCGCGGAAGGTGAGCCCGTTTACGCGTCAGAAGACGCAGTGATTGCACAAATTGCATCCGCCAATCAAATTTCTCTCGAAGACGCCACACAACGATACTACAACTATCTTGGGCAGCCAGCCCCAGTTGCTCCTACGCCAGCTACGACAACTACGACAACTACACCCCCTGCCGCTTCAACCGACGAAAGCATCTTGGATAACATCCTTGGCGGGGCAACAGCCGCTACGAATAAAGCTAAATCTATTGCGGACGCACTGCTTGCTCAAATTAAAGAGTTTTTGCCGTTTTACGATCAAGCGCAAATAGTGCTCAACCCCAGAACCGGAAAAGCGACTATCGTGTTTGGCCCCCCTCCATCCGGGTCTCCTGTTATACAAGCTGGCAACCTGCCTAGTTCAAACACCAATGTGGGAATAACGACCGGCATCTCGATTCTAGACCAAGCCATTAACTCAGTGCTTGGCAGGCAGGGTGGGCTAGAGTCCGGCAGCATAAGAGACGAGGTCATTAAGATTATTCTTGAGCAAACGGGGGCTAGCCCCGCTGCCGCTGCCGCTATCGGGGGAGAATTGGATACGGTTCTTAACAACGCTAACGCCAAAGCGGCAGAAGCTGCAACCCGTCTAGGAGTCGACCTTACCGGGGACGGTGGCACGGGCGTAGTTGGGGACGGTGGCACGGGCGTAGTTAGAAACGGTGGCACGGGCGCTACTACGGGCGCTACTACGGGCGCTACTACGGGCGACACATCAATTGTCACTGGCGCAGCCGACTCACCAATCGTCACTGGCGCAGCCGACTCACCAATCGTCACTGGCGCAGCCGACTCACCAATCGTCACTGGCGCAGCCGACTCACCAATCGTCACTGGCGCAGCCGACGCCGTTGATATCGTCACTGGCAGCCTGACCCCGGTTGATCTGGGAGAGGTCACAACGGTAAAGACCACACAGCCCGGCACCGTGAAAGCAGGAACTCCGGGAACTCCGGGAACTCCGGGAACTCCAGCTGCTCCACTGTACGGGCAAGGTATTCGCTCTATGAAGACGGAGAAAGCCGGGGTAACGCCGCTTGAAGACGTGTTTGATATTGGCGACATGTCCCTTGCCAACGTACTGCGTTTACTAGCTGGTGAAGATGACAATACTCAAGGCACCCCGTATTATGGCGGCGGTAGCGTAAACAGGGCTAATAGCGTAGACGAACTGATTCGTCTGCTTAGAGGGTAACGACATGGGAAACGCAGTTACTGATTTTTTCGGGGGCCTTTTTAAGGACGGGAAAGGCAATGTTGACCCCACAAAAGTTGCTGGGGGGTTGGCTGCGTTGACTGGTTTATATGGCGCGACAAACCGCGACAGCTCAGTTGGCGAGTTTATGTTTGGTCGCCCCCAACAACCCGTTGGGTACATGGGCGGTATCCCGGAATACAACGTAGCGCGTAGTCTTGCTCCTAACGCCTTTGCTACTACGACTCCTACAGGCGAACCCCGCCGTCCGGGCAGTGGTGGGCGCCGCTATTTTACCGATACAACCTATACTCCGACTGGGAAAATAATGGCGGGGGCTACGCCTTCGCAGGGTGTGTACAACGCGTTAACGGCAACTCAGGCTAATAAGTTGTTTAGTAGTCTGTTTGGAACTGGGGGGTTGGGCGGAAAAGACACCGAAGGGTTGGGTGTTGGAGACATGGCAATGAGAAAAACGCCGGAGCAGCTGGCTGCTACAGACGCTCTCCAGCTAGACCTGAATAAAGCGATTGCGGGTGCTAAAGCAAAAGCCGACGCGGATGCGGCAGCGGCAGCAGCAAAAACAAAAGCCGACGCGGATGCGGCAGCGGCAGCGGCCCCCTACAATGCCCTCATTAAGTCGTACTTAGGTGGTAAAACCCTTACCGACAACGATTTGTTAACCCTAAGAAGCAGTGGGTACGATGTTAATAAACTAGCCACAGACCTTAAAATAAAAGAGTTGGCTGGCGTTACAGGCGTGAACCAACTGATAAGCGGAACGCAGGGCGCAGAAGCTCGAGCGGCGGCCACCGTTGCTGACCAAATTCGACAAGGTAAGTACACGCCCGCTACTGCCGCGACTGAGATTAACAAGTTGTATCCCGGCTACAAAGCGACCGAAGAGTCTTTAGTTTTTGAGCTACTTAACCGCGGGCAGACTACGCCGCAGGAAGTGGCAAAGTACTACGCTGCCAGAGGGTATGCTCCGGAGGAAGTGCTTGCCCGTTACCAACAGCTTGGCGGAACGCGCACGTTTGCTCAAGGCGGCCTTGCTTCACTGCCACAATCACGCGGCTACTACTTGGGCGGTGCAACAGATGGCATGGCGGATGAGATTCCTGCTACTATTGAGAATACAGAACCCGCTGCGCTTAGCGACGGTGAGTTTGTAATCCCCGCAGATGTTGTTAGCCACCTTGGTAACGGCAATTCCGATGCTGGCGCGAAACAGCTCTACGCTATGATGGACCGTATACGCCAAGCCCGCACAGGGCGTAAAGAGCAAGGGCGTAACATTAACCCGAATAAGTATCTCCCCACGTGAGGTAGAGAGCATGGCCACAGCAGAAGAGTCCTCCCTTTCCAGTTATGCGGGGCCGTACGTAACCCAGATGCTGGGCAGGGGCGCGGCGTTATCCAACATGCCGTACACCGCCTACGGCGGCCCGCTTACTGCAGGTTCTTCTAATCTGCAGGATACAGCTTTTACAGGGCTGGGTGCGCTGCAAACCCCGACCGGCACGACGTACAACCCAATGTCTTTTACTGGCGCGGCGTACGCTCCACCCACTGCGGCTCAAACAGCTGCGGGACAGCCGGGAGCCTACACACCTGCGTCAAACAACGTCGTACAGCAGTACATGACCCCGTACCTGCAGTCGGTCTTAGACCCCCAATACGCCGCTGCACGTAGACAAAGTGAGATTCAACAGCAACAGTTGCAGAGCCAGTACGGCAAAGCCGGTGCTTATGGCGGGTCACGTCAGGGTGTAGCAGAAGCCGAACTTCAACGCGGGTTGTTGGACCGTATGTCGGGCATTACCGGCGCTGGGTATAACCAAGCGTTTCAGCAAGCGCAGGATCAGTTCAACACCGAGCAGGCTCGGGAAATGGCAGCGGCGGGGCAAGCGCAGCGTTACGGCCTCGATGTACTGGGAGCGCAGCGTGCTGGTGGCACCGAGCAGCGTGCGATTGAGCAGCAGGGTATCCTTGCGGACATCGCCCAGTTCGAGCAAGAACGCGACTACCCGAGGCA